ACCCTTTACTGTAATAATATAGCGTGGGGCTCCCTTGTTTTGGAAGTAGTCAATATTGTATTGAGCAGCAAGTGAGTCACCAATTAGTGATGATACCGCTGAAATGATGTCTGGAATTCCATAATAAGTGTTTAATGGTGAATATTCTTTAATGTGAATAATCTCATTAGGACGTGTATCAGTAGTCATTGGGTTTACGTTGTTGGCTCCAAAGTTACGGAAATAAACAACCTTTTGTCCAATAATTTGCACAAAACCATCACGGAGTCGTCTAACACGAATAGTTGTTGAAGGGATGTGTCCAACATATCCAATCTCACCAGTAACGGTTCTACCTACTTCTAAAAAGCCGTTGCCAGTAGCCTGAAGATCTGTATATACTTTTTCCATGGTTGTTGTAAATGAATCATCATCATTTAATGACTCTATCCATTCACGCATTTCCAACTTCATTCTTTCAATTCTGCGTCGTGCACGTTCTACTGCAGCCTGATCATCACTTGTTTGAAAACGCAACATTGTTCTATCTGTGATGTCAAAATGATAACCAAGACCAACAACATTTTCTACCTTTGCATCAATAGCAGCATGGTTGGCAAAAGATGTATCGTAATAACTTGCCAACTCATACATGTTGTATGGAGGAGTGATTACGTCAAATAGTCCATAGCCATTACGATATACCGTTCCAGGATTAATCTGCTTTGATTCTGCACCGTCTCCAGATGGGACTGCGTTTGCAGAGTTTAGGTATTGATTGGATGGCTCTACTGTGTTATATGCGTATGTTACCTTTGAAACATTTCTTGTTGTTCTGCGCTTAAAGTTTTGATCAATTCCAACATAGTCTTTTAGCACAGTCCAATCTTTGCCGAATGGATCTTGTGACTTAAATATATTCTCAGATTCTTCTTGAGTTCTAAGACTTGCTTGAATGTAATCGTAATCTTCGCTCATGATTCGTACGCATCTCTTCCGTGTTTATTAAGTGTGTCCTGTGCGGCTTTCCATGCACCTAAATCGTTTAGTGAAGGAATTAATCCCTGCTTCATTCTATCAAGTTGCTCTGAATATTCTTCTTCGCTGACCCTTGTTAAGCCAGGAACAAAGACTGCTTCGCCATCACCCTCATCGCCATAATACTTTGCAGCATCCTTTAGTTTGGCAATTTGTGCAATATCTCCACGAGTTGACTCAATGTTTAAGACATTGCCATCTTCGTCTGTAAACCACTTGCCGTTTGACTTCTTGTAAACATACAAACCCCAGTTATATTTCTTTTCAATGACCTGACGACGTACATTTCCTACAATAGGTTTACCAGTTTTTGGACTAATTAATGGATTCATATACTAAAGTATACCAGATTAAACAGGTGTGCCCAACCTAATGGTCCATGTTGTGTCATTATAGACCTTAAGTTTCTCTGCATCGAACACCATTCCCTCTTCATCATCAATAATAATCTTATTAGTTCCAATATATGTCTTATAAACATCTGAAGGAAGAACTCCATAAAGGTCTGATGCAGAAATAACAAGAACACCTTCCCAGTTAAAACTATTAAGCCAGAATTCCCAGTCAAAGTTTGTTACCCCGTCAGTTTTAACCTTAAGCCATGGTCTTAGCAGGCTACTCTGAACCTGTTGTAAATTATTAGCCTGATAGTAGGCAATATTATTAAATACCAGCGGACCAGTTAAATTAATAGATCCCAGGAATAAGTCAAAACTTAGTGCACTAGCAAAAGCAATACCTAGCACTCCCCATTCCTTAATTGTTAGTACTGGTTCTCTAACAATTGATCCATTCATAAAATAAGAAATACCATTGTAGGTAGAGTTTGTTGCTAGGCTTGTAGCATATATTCTTGCTCTAGTTCCTTCTGGATTGTCTGCCACCATGTAAAACTTTATGGTGTCTGCCTTATATTTTATTTCAAATATTTCTGTTGGTGTAATTGGGAATGCATCTTGATCGTATCTCATCCAAACCTGAGCAGCACTAATACGATAGTTATCTGCAATATTTTCATTAATTGGAATAGAGATACCACGACTTACAAGTGGGTCAAAACTTCCACGTACTTCTACTCCAGACGTTCTATTTAAATAAAGGTATGGAGTGCTTCCCTTATAAATACTAAATGGATTTTTAGCCTTATAGTCAAAATACAGTCCAGACCTTGTGTATGGGAACATGTCAATACCAAATCTTGTACCCACTGGATTAAATGAGTTATCATTAAATGCCTGTGATGCAAGTTCTAGTTTTCTTAGATTAATTGGCTTTCTTAATATACCCCGAATATTAAAGTCAAGGTGGTAAACAAGGGCAAGATCATTAAAATCAACTGTCTTTGTAGGATAGATTAAAGTATTGTCAACAACCTCAAACTTTGTAGATAGCCAGTCTGGATATTCATCCATATCAACAATGGCATCTTCTTTTGCTGGAAGAATTGTTGTAAAGTCATCCTGTGGGGCATTGGCACCTGCGGCTATATATTGAAAAGTAATATAACTTCTTATAGATGCATCTTCTGTATCATACTCATAATATTTTTCTGCTCTTTGCGCCATGTCTGCATAATCATTCCAGCCAGTAAATAGGTTATTGTCTAGTTGTAGATAAGTTCTTTGTACTGGATGAGAATACTCTTCTTTTAGTTCTTGGTATGTCCAAGAACTTGTTGTTTCATACTCTTTTAGTTTTGTAGGTGATGGGTAGCCAATATTAAACTGTAAGAAATCAAGATCATAGTACCTGTTTCCAACATCATTTGTAACATATTTTGCAAAATAAGACAATGGCAGATAGTCTTCCCAATATCCTGCAACACCTATGTCTAAAAAGTAAGAACCATAAGACTGTTGTGGGAGTAGCGTATAACTTGCGGTATGCTCTAGCAAGGCGATAGCATTTGCTGATTCTGCTGATCCAGTTGCTAAATAACTGTCAACAATTGCTGTTCCGTTGTCCTCAAAGTGACTTGTAAGTTCTACTGCGTTATATGATGTTGCCAAACCAATAGAATAAATGTTTCCCGTAAACTGATAGATGCCTTCTGCCTCTCCACCAACATACATCTGCAAACCGTTTTGATTGCCAAAGAAAGAAGCAACATTTCCTCCAAATGAAGAAACCAGTGTTTTAATCTCAATTCCTGCTGCAAATTTTTCATTAGAAACAATTATTCCAGTGGTATATATTTCTTCTTCTATTCCGTTAAAAAATAGATAATAGTGAACCTCATCTAGATCTTTTCTTATGCTAAAGTAGTTTCCAGTAAGAGGGTTATAAATCTTAAAAAGTGTTTCTTCTGTTGAAAGGTTGTCTGACGAAAATACACCATATATAGCATGGATTTCATCATTTAAAACATTAAATGCTGGGAAATTGATATAACAGTTTTGAGAGTTCCAGGTGTTATTAGGCCTAAATGTTACAAAGTCATAATCTAAAGGGTCTTGTATTAGTTTGTTATCTGCATATAAATCTTGCAATGTTTTTGTTCCAAGATTAATGTCTGGCAAAGAATACTGAGGTGTTGTCAAAGAGTCAGAGGTTGTAGTTAAGTTATCAAATGTGCCCTGATCCCATTGTGCAAAATCTGGATAATTATAGTTTGATACGTAGTCTGCAAATGGATAATCAATAAATGCTGCAGTTCCACCATATGCAGAGTTAATTCCTTCTGGAGAAAGAACTCCCTGCCCATAAACCCATCTACGCTTTGCTACATTTATAGCAACAGAATATGGGTATATAGCAACACAGTCAATCTCGATTGGGGTTACATCTGTATAGGCGTAGAATCCAAGCCAATCTTGATCGTCTCCAGATTGATCAACCATATCTGGTAGATCTAGTGTGTCTGTATTAATTGGCAAACTGATTACTTCTTCACCATTTAAAAGTACCGTTGCACTATTTCTAATTATTCTAACATGAATAAGCATTGGTCTAAACCATTCACCAACAAAGTGTGATGCAAACTCTGTTCCTATAACAAGTGTCAAAAACCCTGACTCTACATATAGTCCATCTGTAGAAGAGATTGGTCCAAAAATTCTTTTTGGTATATATGCATTTGAGTTAATTCTTGTCCAAAACTCAACGGTATATTCTTTGTACTGGCCTGACTTATTTAAGAATCCTTTTCCAGGAACAATTAAAGAAGGCCTGTCGTTTGAATTAGGTGTCATTCTAGTAATATTGCTTGCACCAAATACCATTGGTACTCCACTATTTCTAGCAAGAAGTGCGTTGTTGTTTACTAGATAATATCCAACTTCTCCCGCAAGTCCATAGGGATCTGCAGCAATACCCTGAGTTGAAGGAATTGCAATTGTTGAAGGAACTGTAACTGGAGTTACTCCAAGAGATACTGTGTTAAATTCTTCTGACCATTGGCCTGCTGTGATTCCGTTAATGTAAAAATCATAATCTCCAGCACTACCGCCAGTAGCATAGGTTAACTTTATCACTACCTGAAAATCTGTATTTTCATCTACAATATCAAAAGTACCAGAAACAAAACTCCAAGACTGAAAAACGGAAGTTGTAAAAGAATCTAATTCTTCAATAGGCAAAGAAGTAGTTGTATCAATATATCTAAATCCTATTTGAACAGATTGCAAATAAGCACTGTCAGAATAAAAGTATGAGCCGATAGAAAAAGATCCAAGGTTTGTGTTTAAATCTTGAAAATTAACTAAGTCTGGACTTATTAAGGTAACTGTTTCTGTTGCACCAGATGGGACATCTCCCTGAACAAGAGTTGTATAACTATCTGGAAATGGCTCTCCAGTAACTCCAGCAGCAGATGTTACAGATGCATTGGTTACAGTCCATCCAGAAGATATATTTCTTTGTTGTTCTGTGATTAGGGTAATATAGTCAGCAGAATCGTCCAAAGCCCAAAGAATGGTTGGGTGCTCAGAATAAATCTTTTCTGCATATAAATTAGACGGCTGGGACATGTTACTCCTTAGCCTTTATTATAGCATTTTAGAGTTTTATTTCGCACACATCTGTGGTGCAATATGCCTCGCCCATAGCCTCAAGGTTGTCAACACCATCATAAATTGCATCCCAATTAATCTTCTTGATTTGACCAAGATGTGCCTCATACTCGTCTTTTGTAATTTGAGTATATGGTTGTTGAGGATAGGTGTGATTTCCCATTGGTAAAAATGATACCGCCTTGAGTTGCCCCTCATACATATGAAGTGCTGGGGCAACATGCTTTGCCTCTGTTTCTTTATCAAATGAAAGGGTAACAGAAACACCATTATCTGACCAATACTTTTGAGCAGTTGCAGCAAGAGCAATCTTTTCAAACAATGTTACATCCTTTTCAGAACGTGGGTGTCCTGAATGTACTGGGAAATATACTACTTGAGTATTTGCTGATACAAGGTCTTTTTCA